CTTGGCCAACACGCAGTACATGGTTCTTAACACCACGGCAGCAGCGGCTACAGGCGCAACGTACTGGAACAGCACAACGCCGACATCATCTGTGTTTAGCCTTGGCACCTCTACTGACGTAAACGCTGCTGGCGGCACCTACGTTGCATATATCTTTGCCCATAATGCAGGCGGTTTTGGCGCTACCGGCTCGGACAATGTGATTAGCTGCGGGTCGTTCACTTCTGGTGGTGTTAATGGAGTAAATGTTGAATTGGGTTATGAGCCACAGTGGGTAATGTTAGTAAATTCTGAATTTGGAGGTAGCTGGATTATTTTGGATAGTATGCGCGGCTGGACGAATGGCGGAACACCAGACACGTCAGACGATAGTTTAATTTTTGCGAATACTTCGGCAGCAGCAAGCGTAGCAGTTAGGGGTTTTCCATATGCTACTGGTTTTAATGCAATCAATATAGGAACAGCGAATTACATCTACATCGCCATCCGCCGTGGCCCGATGAAGACGCCGACTACGGGGACGAGTGTGTTTGGTCTTAGTGCGCGCACTGGTACTGGTGCTGATGTTACGGTAACTGGAGGGCAGACGGATGACGCAGTTCTGATAAAGAACCGTGGTTCTGCTGTAGCTAATCTGTTTTCTTCGCGCCTTACCGGCACGGGCTATCTAGTCACATCCAGCACCGCCGCAGAAGTTGCCGCTGGCACAACTATCTTGCAGGCTAATCCTTGGGATGTGATGGATGGCGTCAAAGTTGGCACAACTTCCACCATCACCAATGCTTCCGCCAATACCTTCATCAATTACCTATTCCGCCGCGCCCCAGGCTTCTTTGATGTGGTGTGCTATACGGGGACGGGTGTCAATAGCACAGTAAGCCATAACTTGGGTGTGGCGCCTGAGTTGATGATTGTTAAGGGTCGTTCTGACGCAACTGGTTGGCAAGTATATTCAAGCGCGTTAGCAAACACTGAATACTTAGTACTGAATACAACAGCAGCAAAGGCAACTGGTGCTACTAGGTGGAACAGTACAACGCCTACAAGTTCAGTGTTCTCGCTTGGTACTTCTACTGATGTTAATACCGGGGGCGCGACATATGCTGCTTATCTCTTCGCCACAGTCGCAGGCGTATCCAAGGTCGGCTCCTACACCGGCACCGGCACCACCAATCAGATCAATTGCGGCTTTACTGGCGGCGCACGGTTTGTAATGATCAAGCGCACCGACAGCACAGGCGATTGGTATGTGTGGGATAGCGCGCGTGGGATTGTAGCGGGTAACGATCCATATTTGTTACTCAATTCCACCGCCGCCGAAGTGACCGGAACAGATTACGTTGATACATACAGCGCGGGATTCGAACTCAGCAGCACAGCGCCAGCGGCTATCAATGCCAATGGCGGTACATTCATCTTTTTGGCAATTGCATAGAGGGCATCATGGAACTCCGCATTCGATCCACTGGCGCCGTGATGTTCGAGAGCGAACTGCGCGCCTATCTGCTGGCCAATGGTGGGCCATCCTATGACACACTCACGCCAGAGGTGATGGAAGCCATTGGCGTTGATCCCGTGTTTGAGGGGCCACAGGCTACCGGCGGCACGGTGTATCAGTACTCAATGCGCGATGGTGTTGAGCAGCAGGCTGATGGCAAGTGGTACACCAAGTACATCTTGGGGCCAATCTTCACCGACACGCCAGACGCCACCGCTGCCCAGCAGGAAGCAGCCTATAAGGCGGCGAAGGATGCGGAACAGGCTAAGTTGGTGCGGGCTGACCGGGCTGCGCGTTTGGCGGAGAGCGATTGGACCCAGCTTGCGGATGCCCCGGTGGATGATTTGGTCTGGGCAGTTTATCGCCAAGCGTTGCGCGATATTCCTACCCAAACCGGGTTCCCATGGAATATAACCTGGCCAGCAAAGCCCTAATCTTACAGGTGCGACATGGTTGATAACCACGAAACCGCAAAGACCATAGGGGATGTGTTATCAATCACGACGGTTGTGGGGACATTGGCCCAGGTTCTTCCTTCGATTGCGGCGATCTTCACCATCGTTTGGACGATGATTCGCATCTATGAAACTAAGACCGTTCAGTCATGGCTTCGACGTTTGAGGGGCTAGATGTATATTCCGCTAAAGCTGCCGCCGGGAATTTATCGTAACGGTACACAGTATCAGTCTGCTGGCCGGTGGTACGATGCTAACTTGGTGCGGTGGTATGATGGCACCTTGCGCCCGATTGGTGGTTGGCGGAAGCGTACACACAACGGCAGTAACATTCAGCTTACTGGCATTATGCGTGGTTCCCATGCTTGGCGGTCTAATAATGCGAATGCTTGGTTAGGCACTGGCGGCGCTAAGAAGTTGTACGCCATTAAGGCGGATGCTTCGCCGTACAATATCACGCCAATCCGTGAAACTGGTACGCTCACTAACGCCTTCAGCACGGTAAATGCGTCTGCTGTTGTGACGGTGGCGGATACATCGCATGGATGCAAAACGGGTGATACGGTTAAATTCACCAATGGTACAGCCATTGGTTCTAGTGGGATTACGCTATCTGGCGAATATATAATTACTGTAACCACATTAAATGCTTACACCGTCACACATGGTTCCGCCGCCACTTCTACTCAGACGAATGCTGGCTCTGCTGATTATGCGTACGAATTGTCCATTGGTGATGTGGCTGCAACGCAGAACCTTGGATATGGCGGGTTTACTTACGGCACTAGCACCTACGGCACCGCGCGCCCTGATGTATCGCCAACAGGTATCGCAGCGGCAGCGACATGGGCGCTTGATAATTGGGGCGAGTATCTGGTGGCTTGCCGGTCTGATGATGGCAAGATTTATGAGTGGGATTTGGATACCGCTGGCCGGGCTGATCTGATTTCCGCTGCCCCTACGGGTAATTCTTCAATCCTGGTAACGCCAGAGCGGTTTCTGTTCGCGCTTGGAGCGGGCGGTAATCCACGCAAGGTCCAATGGTGTGACCAGGAAGATAATACCGATTGGACGCCATCAGCGACAAACCAGGCGGGGGATTTCGAGTTATCTACATCCGGCAAGGTAATCTGTGGCGAGCGCACTCGCTATGGGTCTTTGTTGCTGACCACGGTTGATGCTCACTTAGCGACGTACCAAGGCCCGCCATTCGTTTATGGGTTTGAGCGTGTTGGTTATGGTTGCGGGGTGATCAGCGCCCAGGCTTCTGTCAGCATGGATACTGGCGTCGCTTGGATGTCTGACGGTTCGTTCTATTTGTTTGACGGCGCCGTAAAGCCTTTGCGGTCTGATGTGTCGGACTATGTGTTCTCCGACTTCAACTATAACCAGGCTTCCAAGGTGAATGCGGTTCTTAATATCGAGTTCTTTGAGGTGATCTGGTCTTACCCGTCTGCCGCGTCCAATGAATGTGACCGCTATGTAATCTGGAACTACCGCGAGAATACTTGGTCCATTGGTTCTTGGGCGCGGACAACTGGTGTTGCGGCTGGCGTGTTTGATTATCCCATTCTGATTGATCCCTCTGGTTATGTGTATGATCATGAGGTGGGGTGGAACTACGATGGCGCTTCGCCGTATGCGGAGACGGGGCCGCTGGAAATGGGGAATGGGGACCGGATTATGGTAGCCCGCCAAGTGGTGCCAGATGAGAAAACGCAGGGCCAGGTAAACGTCAGCTTCAAGACCCGTTTCGCGCCAGAGGGTACGGAGAGTACCTTTGGCCCTTACACCATTTCTTCCAAATACACCGATGTCCGGTTCTCAGGGCGCCAGGTTTCCTTCAAGGTGACGGGCGTTCAGTTGGCTGATTGGCGAGTCGGTAATTTCCGCCTGGAAGCGGTGCCTGGGGGTCTTAGGTGAGATTGCCCCCAGCCACCAACTCTTATGATAGTTCTAACGAGCAGACGGCCCGCGCCTTGTTGGAGCGGGCTGATGATGAGAACCACAAGAAGAACCGCGATCTGGAAGTAAGCCCAGGCCGGTTGATCTTGAAATCCCCTGATGGAACACGGTGGAGCATCACCGTTAGTAATTCTGGGGTGGTGGCTGCTACGTCGTTATGACCCTATTTGAAGCCGAGTTCGAGAGGTGTTCAAAGTGGCTTCAGGATGCGCTTGATTATGCGGGAAATACGCATGATTTGGCGGATGTGAAGAAAAGCATTCAAAATAAAGAGGTTGAGTTCTGGCCAGCCCCTAATGGGGCGATTGTTACAATGTTTATAGATTACCCTAAAACCAGGGTTCTTCATGCTTGGTTGGTTGCTGGCGAACTCCCTCAGATTGAGGCTATGATACCTTCTTTGGTTACTTTTGGGCGCCATTTTGGTTGTTCACGGATAACCGGAATTGGGCGGGCTGGTTGGGTTCGTGCTTTGAAAAAGCATGGTTTCACAGGTATAATGACTACCGTATCTAAGGAGATTGCGTAATGGGCGACTTGTTTGGCGGTTCTTCAACGCAGACGCAATCCAGCCAGCTTGACCCCGATGTCAAGGAACGGATGCTGGCGAATTATGACTTCGCCCTGGACGTTGCTAATCGTGAGTATCAGCCCTACCCCTATCAGCGGATAGCGGGCTTCACACCATTGCAAGAAGCGTCCTTCCAGCGGGTGGGTGAAGTGGCGGGTTCTGCCCAGCAGCCGATTACCCAGGCCCAGGCTTTAGCCCGCCAGGCTGGCGCCTATACGCCGGGCACCATTGCTTCAGGGATGGCGGCTTACCAGAACCCGTACACGCAACAGGTGATCGACACCACGCTGGCGGATATTGATCGTTCACGCCAGATGGCGAACCAGCAAACCGCCGCGCAGGCAGTGAGGGCGCGGGCGTTTGGCGGTTCACGCCAGGGTGTGGCGGAAGCCGAGACTAACCGGGCGGCGATGGAGCAAGCGGCCCGCACTGCCGCGCAATTGCGTTCCCAGGGCTTCCAGCAGGCGGGCGAAATGGCTGGCCGTGACATTGGTTACGGGTTGCAGGGCAATCAGCAGGCTCTCGCCGCTGCCCAGCAGCTTGGTGCCCTTGGCGCCCTTGGTCAGACGGCTGGGCTTACCGGCGCGCAGGCTATGTTCCAATCTGGCGAACAGCAGCGCGGGTTGACCCAAGCGAATATGAGCCAGGCTTATGAAGACTTTCTGCGCCAGTTCCAGTATCCGGTGGAGCAGTTGCGGATTCGGCAGAGTGCGCTTGGGATGGCTCCGATGGGGCAGACCACCACGACGGAAACCACGCCTTCCTTCTTGCAGCAAGTTGGCACCATTGGTCAGGCTGCGGGCGGCTTGGCCAATGCCTTTAATCTCCTGTTCCGGTAAGGAGCCGCGCAATGTCTGAATTTCTATCGCGTCTTTTTGGTGGCGGGGAACCGACAAGCGGTGGTGATCCGGTGCCGGATCAGAGTCCTTACGCGGATATGTCGCCAGCCCAGCGTCGCTTACTTGGTGTCGCGGCGCTTCAGGATGCTTTTGCGTCCCTGGCTGGTCAGCAAGGTACAGCGTTGCAGCGTATCTCGCCGGTGGCGGAGCAAATCGGTTGGTCTGAATATGTGAATAGGCTGGCTGCTGGTGGCGCCCCTACGGCACCACGCCAGCAAGTTGCCCAGGCTATGCAGGCCCAGGGAACGCAACAGCCTGCCGCACCGCAACAACCGGCACAACAGGCGCCTGATTTCCAGCCGTTTGGCCCGCAAGCCATTCGCACGGCTTTGGACCGGCTGGCTCGCGCTGAATCGCCAAACCCCACGGCGGTTAATCGTTTTGGGTATGCTGGGCAGTACCAATTAGGTGCGCCATTGGCGGCAAGTGCTGGTGTCTATCGGCCCGCGCAAGGTGAGATTAATGAGCGCGGGCAATGGTCTGGCCAATGGGGTGGCACCTTCAATATCCCTGGCTTTGAGAATGTCCGCACTTTGCAGGATTTCTTGGGTAGCCCGGATGCCCAACGCCGCGCCGCTGAATTGTCTATGGGTTATCAAGCTGGGCAATTACAGCAAATGGGCTTGCAGCGGAATATTGGCCAAGAGGTTAATGGGGTCCGCATCACGCCAGAAGCGATGCTCCAAGGCGCATGGCTTGGTGGTCCTGGGGGTGTTGATAGGTTTGTGCGTGGTGGCGGGCAAGACCGCACAGACGCATTTGGAACGCCGGTCAGCCGGTGGATGCGGCTGGGCCAAGGGGAAGGTGGGGCGGCTGCGCCCCAGGCGCCTGGGATGCCTGGTCAACCGGCGGCTGGTGGTCAAGCGCCACAAGCGGCGCCGTTGACCCCGCCGCAACAAGCCTTGGCTCGCCCTGCTGTTGGTGCGGTCCCGATGACGCCAGAACTAGCGGCGCTGTTGCGGCAGATGGGGCCACAAGCTGGACGCCAGTTCTTGGCGCAAATGCAGACCCGCGCCATGCAGCAAGAAACCCGCGTCTTGCAGCCAGGTGAAGCGCAAGCCCTTCTGGGTGAAGCCTATGACCCTGACCGCCGCTACCAGATTACGGCGCAGGGTGGCGTTCAGCCGATCCAGGGAACCCGCGAGCCTGAAGGGGGTAGTTCGCAACAGCGGCGCGAGTTGGAAGGTAGTCTGCGCCGTGAGTTTATCGGTTACCAGCCGGTGCGTGATTACTTCGCCATGATCCCGCAAATCCGCGAGGTGCGTGACGCAGCAAACCGCGAAAACCCGTCACGACTGAATGACATTAACTTGGTGTTTGCTTTCGCCAAAATGCTGGACCCGGCTTCCGTGGTGCGTGAAGGCGAACAAATCCAAGTTCTCCGCGCGCAGGGGTTGAGTGAAACTGTACTTGGCACAATTAGTCGCTTGAATGGTGGTAGCGGTCTAACGCCTGAAACCCGCCAGCAAATCATCCGCGAAGCTAACAGCCGGTTTGCCAATAGCCAAAGCATATACCAAGAGTTCGCGGATCAATATCGCGGGCTTGCCAGGGATTATGGTGTAAGCCCAGAACGAGTGGTCCGCCCGGTTGGTGGTGAAGCCCCGCCAGAAGTTGCGCGCCCTGGCGCAATACCTCAAGCCCGCCAGGCTGAATTGGTCGCTGGTATTCGGGAACGCCTGAACCTTCCGCCCAATAACCCGCAACGCCTGACGATGGAACAAGCTATCGCAGCAGCAACCGCCGCCGGTATCCCTAATGCCGCCGCCTTGTTTGGAGCGCGTTAAATGGCCGAAGACATCAATAAACTGATTGATCAGCTAGTAGCGCGCGGCACACAGGCTTCCCAAGCAAGGGGCGCGGTTCTTCCGGGTGGCTTGTCTGCTGGTTTGCAGGGGCTAACTCTTGGAACCGCCGATGAGATTACCGCTTTCTTGCGGTCCCGTCTTGGCAGCACTCCGTATGAAGAAGCCTTGTCGCAGGAACGCGCCAACTTGGCGCAATACCGCGAACAGAACCCAATCAGGGCTGGCGCTTATGAGGTTGGTGGCGCGATTGTCCCCACTATTGGTGCGGCTATTGCGGCGCCGTTTACTGGCGGCGCAAGTGCCGCCGGGACTGCTGCTGGCGCGGCTAATATCGTTAGGGCTGCGACTACTGCTGGCCGGGCACTACAGGCGGCTAAAGCCGGGGCTACTACTGGCGCCGTAACGGGGGCCGCGCAGGCCTTTGGTGAAGGAGAGGGCGGGCTTGCCCCTCGCCTGTCTAACGCGGTTGGAGGTGGGGCGCTTGGTGGTGTAGCAGGCGGCGTGGTTGGCGCCGCTGTTCCTGCTATTACGCGCGGGGTTAGTAATCTTCTGCCCAATGCAGAGCGCCCGCTAATTCAAGGCGCCGATCTAGGCCGCGCCAGCCAGGAGTTGTCTGACGCCATGGCGGCGCGGGCTGGTGGGATGCCGCGTCAGCCTGTTACTATGGCGGAGCGCCTTGGCGAAACTGGTATGAGCACTGCCGAAGCCTTGGCGAATATGCCAGGGAGTACGCGCGATCTTGCGGCTAGTGTCCTGCGCCCGCGTGGTGAACAACAAATCACGCGCACAGATGCGGCTTTGCGGGCGGTGTTTGGTGATGTTGAGGATGCTTACAAGCAAAGCCTGGCCATTCGTGATCGAATGAAGACCAATGCCAGCCCGCTTTATGAACAAGCATTTTCAACAGGCCGGGCGCCAAACGCTAACGAATTAAGCCTTCTAACCCGCGTCCCTGGCGAGGCTTTGTCTGATGCTAGGCAAATCGCCAGGATGGAAGGACGAAACATTGGTGTAAGTTTAGATGAAGCTGGGAACGTCGTTCTTCCCAAAACCCCGATTTCAGCCCGTGATTTGCATTATGTGAAGACCGGCTTGGATTCGTTCATTGAGCGGAACACCGACATTGCTGGGCGTCAGAACCCATTAGCTACTCGCGCTATCCGCTTGCGGGATGAATTGCGCGATACTTTGGATGACATCACCAAGGTAGATGGGCGGAGCCTTTACCAAGAAGCCCGTACCATGTGGGCTGGTGAAGCGGCGCTACTGGATGCCCAGAAGGTTGGTTTGGGTATCTTTAAGCCAGGCACCGATCCGCGCCAACTTCGGGCATCCATTGAGAAGATGGGGCCAGGAGAAAAACAAGAATTTATTGTGGGGGTAATGGACGCCATTCGCCAGCGCATGGCGGCGCTGCCCGAAGGCCGGGACGCTACTCGCGCTATCTTTGGTAGCGAAAAACAAAAGGATGTTTTGCGGGCTGCGATGGAAGCGGCCTATCCCAATGCGCGCGATGCTGAAGCGAGGTTTAATGCCCTAAACCGCTTCTTGACCCGCGAAACGGAAATGAAGGGGTTTCAGGGGCAGATGCTTGGTGGTTCCCCAACCGCCCGGCGCCAGGCTTTCCAAGAACTCATCACAGGCACCACCATAGGGGCCGGTGGTGGCGCAGGCTTGGGGGCTTTGACTGACGAAAATACCCAGGGCGCTGCTGCCCTTGGTGCCTTGGCTGGTGCTGGCCGGGCTGGAATGCGCGCCTTATCTGGGCGAAGCCAGGATGTTGTTGGCCAGCGCCTTATGTCAACGGACGTTTACCAGCAGATCGAGATGCTGCGCCGTATGATGCAAGAGCGAGCCGCGCAACAGGCCGCTGGTCGTCGCCAAGTGGGTGCTTACCCGGCAGGGGCTGGCGCCATGGTGGGGCAGCAAATCGGCGGCGCTGTTCAGCCCCCTGACATGGGTTTATTGCAATAGGACCATCATGGTAGCCAAGACTGACCGAGACGCCATCAAGGCGGCTTATGAAGCGGTAGCGGAGCATGGTTCCGTTATGGTAGCCGCGAAAGCAAAGGGGTTACCGTATGAGACAATGCGTAACCGATACCAGCGCGCCATGCAGTTGTACAATAAACCAGACATCCGCAGTTCAGCCCGCAGCCTAGCGCGCGAGCCGATCAGCAAGCCGTGGTCTGAGACTGAGGAACACAATAGCGCCCTGGTGATGGAGGTTCCCGCCATCAAGGACGGTGTGGGAATAGTTTTCTCAGACTGCCACTGGCGGTCATTATCTCAACCGCGCAGCTTGTCACATGAAGCCCTTTTGATTCTAGCCCGGCACATAAAGCCGGGCTTTTTGTTTTGTAATGGCGATGCGCTGGATATGGGGTCTGTTTCCCGCCATCCGCCGCTGATGTGGTCCGACAACCAGAAGCCCAATGTGGCGGAGGAACTCGCCGCCGGGCAAACCCACTTACGGGAGTTAAGGGAAGCCGCTGGCGATCCCACCTGTTACTGGATCAGGGGCAACCATGATGACCGTTACGATAAATATCTTGCTGCCCATGCTGCCGCTTTTGAAGGTATGGGTGCCTTTAGTCTTCAGGACCAGTTTATAGATTGGCCTATGACCTATCGCCTAGATGTGGGGGATGTGTCTTTCGTCCACCGCTACCATGGCGGAATACACGCGGGCTACAACAATGCCAGCCGCAGCGGCAGAACCATTATATCGGGCGACACCCATGCCCTGGATGTGCGCCCCCTGAACCATTGGTCTAAGCGCCTGTATGGCGTTCAAACGGGGATGCTGGGCGATCCTAACTGGCCACAGTTCAACTATCGCCTGGGCATCCCAGGGCACCAGCAACAGGGCTTCGTTGTCCTGACTTGGCGCGATGGCGCCCTGGCACCGCCAGAGACTTGCGAGGTTGTGGATGGCGCCGCATGGTTCCGGGGCCAGGTGATTTGCGGGCGTGTACGGATCAAAGCCGGGAGGGGGTAAACCATGCGCCGTATC